TTCAAGATGTTTTCTTCACCCTGTTCGGTAGCCATTTCCAGAGCGAGATTCTGCATCTTATAGATGGCCTGAATTGATCTATCCAACATCTTCGGTGCCATCCCATGAGCGACCTCAACATCTCTCACGGCTCTATGAATCCGAATGTACTCAGGCACACCCCATATCTGGTAAATCTCATTGGTGCATCTTTCCGGCAACACACCATTCTGGAACACAAGACATCTGCTCTCATGAACGGTGAATGTGCCATACTTACTTGTCACCATGAACTTCTCAGGCATCCCAAGCAGACTTCCTCTCGCCCTCGAAGGATCATCCCCGAAATACTTGTACATCGAAGCATAATCAGGAACAACAAGAGAACGATCATAAATCTGGATGTCATCTATCGACTTGATATTGTGCCAATCAAGTGGGTCTTCGAGTCCTTTTCCATCATCGATCAGCATAACGCCGATTGCTCCGCCGAAAAGTCTAGCCCACTTCAACCCGGTCATGAACTTCTCATCCCACTCAAGCTCATCCATGGCATCATCTAAGAAATCTTTGGTCTCACCTTCTGCGAGGTCTTTGATCTCATATCCATGCTTGATGGCTTCTTCTGCGGGGAGGTCTATGATTCTTGAGAACAACCCATTCCCTTCATAGAACCTTTCGAGCTCATCATCCATGACGGGATCTTCCGACTCATAAAAATAATGCTCGGAAGAATCTCTGCTCGTTCCATAATTCGTAAGCAGATTCACAAACCCATCTTGATTAAACGCCTTATTTCTGGGTCGAATGGACTTCCCTGTGCGCTTCTCAACAACCTTGGCGTTGCCATCAACGAATTTGGAGAAGTCTATGACTTTATCTTTCTTTTGCAATCCGCCACTTCCTTTCTTCATCGATGGCAAATAAAAAAGGCCACCGCATTACGATGGCCTTGGTCTCTATGTTCATCTTGGTACATGAGATAAAACATCCCATCTGTTTCCAGATGGGATGTCTCTTGATACCTTTCCACGGTATCGATTATAGCTTTTTCGATGGACAATTGCATGAACAAATTGTGAACATTTTACCGAACGTCAACTTTTCTTGACGATCATTGAAACCAGAACATTCCATCCTTTACACCATTTCCATCTTCGATGTCTTTCAAGACACCTTCCTCATACTTTTTTCGCTCATCGTAAAGCTCTTCATTGCTCGACAACTGCTCAATCCGCTTATTGAACTGATCCACCATATCCTTCTTCTCTTCCGCAGAAACCTCATTGAGCTTTTGCATGGCCTCTTCAATCTGATCTTCCGGGATTTCTCCGACATAGATTGGCGATACAGCATGATTGCAATAACTAGCCATCCCATAGATATCGGTCAACTTCGCACTTCCATCATCATAAACCCACAGATAGGCATTGAGGTCATCCCCATTGTCGATCTTGAATATAACAAAATAATCCTTGAACTCATCCATCGCAAACGGAATCAATTCCATCTTTAATCCTCCCCATATTCATTCTTGAGCCATTCATAGACATCGTGCAATCCGCTACCATCTTTGTACTGCATTACTATACCATTATCTTTGAGCTTTTTCACTACCCTTTTTCTGGTTGTGGGATTCATTTTATCGAACGTATCTCTCATCGAACTGTTGGTGAACGTGATTGTATCGACATCTTCAATTCCCAGAGGCCCATGATACTGGCACTCCACATACCCATCTTGACAAGCTCTGCTTACAGCAGAATGGAAATCAGAAAAGCTCATTCCGCCGCTCTTATACTTTCGATATGTCTTGAGGATATCTTCAAGACTCTTCTTTCCATATCCATACTCATCAAGTCCAGTAACGCCCTCAATGGTCGGCTTACCTCCGGCATATCCCGCCAGAGGTCTCCCGGCATCCAGAGTGTCACCGAATGTGTATGTAGACCGTTCGGCAACCTTATCCTTCTTGAACTTGAACATGATCCGTCCATATCCAGATGCCGTCCGATCACTAGATGCCTCCATATCATCATCCAGACCCCAGAAACCATATCTTTCGGTCTCAGATGCAGGCATATCATAATCATGACCGAATGTCTCAACACCCGTCTCTCTTCGTCCGGGCTTATAAGAAGAACCTCCACTCGTTCCTGTCTCAAGCAGATTCTTGAAACCATGATCCACGATCTGAGCAAAGTTGTCTCTTCTATTCATTCGATAAGCTCCCTTATCGAACATCTCCGTGAGCATTTCAGCGGTCTCAATCTTGGTCGGCTCATCCATACTACTGAGCATCTTCGACTGCTCAGCCTTCTCCATCCTGTGCGTGTCAAAATTGCCAAGAGACTTCGCTGTGTGCGTTCTGGGTGCATCATCATTCGGGTTCATTCCTCTGGTCTTGATTCCACCCTCCGGCACATTGTTCTTCTTTAACCAAGCTCTGGCCTCATTCTCGAACGGCGTTTCATACATAACAGCGTGCTTACCATACCGATCCGAATCCGCAAATACGATGAATCCTCCACCGGGCTTTCTCATAAGCGTAACTCTGCTCATCCCATAGGTCGGTCTCCCGATTTCCGCACCAGACCGATCCTTCATCTTGTAATCCGAAACGCCCTCTTTCCTCATCTCATCAATGGCATCATCCCAAGAGCCAACGGCCTTGATTTCCACTTCATTACCATCAACGTCTGTTCCTTTGATATGCCACATTGAACCATTGCTTTCCTCTTCAACGTGGATATCCTTGAACGCCTCATCCTTCTTCCCGAACGAATAATATCCTCCCGATGCACGGAGATACTTTGCCTTGATTGCCCGATCCTTCTTCTCCTCAGCAAACTTCTCCATCTGGAACTGAGTAGGTGAATAACCATAATCATTCAAATTCTTCTCGAAGTCTTCATAAGAATCACCATCGACTATTCTTCTCTTTCTCCCCCTCGAATCTACACCCTCCATATAGAATCCATAGCCATCATGATCTATGACTATATCCGCAAACTTCTCTCCTCCGATAATCGTGGCCTTGGCATCGAACTCCCGCATCTTTTCTTGATACTTCTCATAGCTCTGGCGGGTCTCTTCATCCTTGATATACTTCGATATGTCCTTACCATTTCTTTTGGCTATGCGTTCCATGGAATACCAATCGCCACCGTCAATCCATTGCTCTCTTCCACTCTTATCATAGCCGACATATCTATACCCTCCATCCTCATCTTTCTCAATTCGGATGTCCATATATCTGGAACCTCCGAAATCTTCAGACTTCGCCTCGAACTCTTTACGCCTACGCTCTCTTTCTTCTTCGGCTTTTTCGATTTCCTTAATCTTTTTCTTTCCTTCGTCATCGATGGTCAACTGCTCTGCATCCAAACCATAATTCGCTTTTACCCTCTCCAAAAACTCCCCATGCGTTTCTTTTCCATACTTGTATGTCAATATGAAAACATGACCATCCAAATCCTTGCCATAAAGATAATAATCGCTTCCATATCCCGTGAACATCAATCCGACTTCTTGTACCGGGGTGCCTCTAACCGTTGCGATGGTCTCTGGAACCTCATACTCTTGCGGGTCGGAGAACTCTTTCCCCTCCTTGACCTTCTGTACACCCTGATCCTTGAGGAACGCCATGGCCTCAGCTTTGGTGTTGAACCTCTTTCTGAATCTCTCACCATCTTCGGCCTCGCCAGAAACAAGCCATCTGCTTCCACTATCCTCAATGTGGATATCTCCGAACCTCTTTCCACCTTCCTCAATGTATTCCTTCTTATCAGACGAAAGCCAAGAGACTCTTTCGGTCTCTCTCTTCCTCGTTGCCGGAGATACCTTTATATCCTCATCCTTTGCCCCTTGTGATCTAGCAAAACTCTTCGCCTCTTCAAGAGTCATGAACGTGTTGAGCGTCTTTTTCTTACCATCATAATCCGTTCCGATTACTCCATACATTCCGCCTCTGAATCCGATAGAAACAGCCGAATATCCAGTCTTTCCAACGGTCATAACAGGTGTCGGCAACTCCATCTCGACCGGGTTTACAATCTCCCCCGTCTCCGGGTCTGCAAACTCTTCAACACCTTTTTCCTTTAACCATCTGAGCATATCCGTCTTTGTCATGAACCCTTCGGACATTCTTCTAGGCGGAGACCTCCAACCCTTATCCTCATAAGTACCTTCTACTCTTTCTCCATGCAAACGCCAAGGCGGGTCTCCTCGTCTTGCCCATCTATCCTTCACACCTTCGAGCTTGTTGTAATCGACTTCTCCACCATAGGTCTTGACATGGACGGTCTTAACAGGCTCTTTCGGCACTTCTCCTCCATCCGGCGTTCCGGGGTCTGCTCCTTCTCCCAACTTTCCATAAGCACCACTAGCCGTGATTCCTTTACCTTTCAATGCCGCCCAAGCATCGGACGGCCCCCAACCCGGCTCTATGGCTATTCCATATCTCATGCAGAGGCCGAACGGCAATCTGGTATTCCCATGACCTCCACCGCCACCAGACTCTTCCTGATTGTTATTTCCTTCTGGCGCATCTGATCTATACTCAACGGGCAATCTGCCTTTCAATCTCTCATCCCTACGAGCTTTATACGCATCAATTCTTGCCTTGCACTTTTCAGCTAACCTCGCTTCTCTTCTCTCACGGTACTCTTCTACTGCTCCCATTTTGATCCCCTTTCAACGCAAAAAGAGCGTGGCACCAAACCACGCTCTTTTGTATCGAGATTTCTTTTTATGTCGTCATGCGACTTCTTTCACGCACTTCTCTAACTTCTTTGCAACCTTATCCGCATTATCTTCTTTCGCGGCAACAAGCCCCATTTGCACACCTTCCTCAACCTTATCAATCCCATAAAGTGAAACGAGCACTTGCTCACCGCCGAAACCTATCCTGATCGTAACATCATCCGGCTCGATTTTGGATAAATCCTTTATCCCCCTCTGCATTTCTCCAACAGACCGGAACATCGCCCAATTCCCATGTTCGTCCATATCTTCATAACCATGGAACTCTATAGCACTCAGCTCTCCGATTTCAGCGACTTTTGCGATCAACCGGAAGAGTTGCTTCTCATCCTTTATTTCATCAAGCTCCCAATCATACACCACAGCAAGCGTAGTATCTTTCCCAACTAATTTCACGACTCTACCTCCCTAAGATTTCTCTCATTATTACCGCCGAACTTGATCTTCGTATCGCCATCTCCGAACACCAGAACAAACGCATCGACCCTACCATATTTGTCTCTCTTTCTCTTCATCGTTTGCCACATTTCACGATACGCTTTACTCGCATTTTCGGTCAGGTCAGCAGGAGACCTAACCCCATTCATATAGACAACTATCTCCCTAGGCACTCCATTGATAGTGTTTAATTCCCCGACTCTCTCCAATAATGCCTCCGTCGTGCTCCAAGGGACAGCATTTCCATCCACGAGTGAAACATCCTCTTGCAGACATTGATGCCGTTCATTATATCTCGAATCCACCAAATCCATATTCCTTTCTCCAAGCACGACTCTCGCACTATCTCTCCACCTTTCTACCTTCGACATCTTCGGATCATCATCACTCAAGACATGGCGACCATCTTTATCTGTAATGCTGATCTCCGAATTGGCTACCTCATCTTCCCATGAGGTGCACTTTTCTTTATCCGGCATCCTGTCTATATTGTACTTTCCACCACTTTGAGACAAAAGCTCATTCCCCTTCGCCTCTCTATTCGCATCTCCCAATCTCAAGGCCGCAACCTGAGCCATCATATGGTGGATATTATTCTCATTCGGCTCCTCGCCATCGAAAACGGCTTTTCTGTCGAACTTTATCCCGGCTTCTTTCGCCGCCTCTTCAAGCGTGTCTAAGCCTTTCTTCCAATCCTCTGGGTTTTTCAAATCATTGATCTTACTTTTACTCTTCGTATGAGCAAACGCAATGAACGCGGCTTTATTCGGATCGACACCCAACTTCTCAATCTCATTTGCATGTTCCAGAACATGAATGGCAGATTGAGTTCCATGCGCTTCTCTGATCCCATTTCCATTATCCTTTCCCCAATCTATATCGTCTCCATCCATTCCTGTATCATGAAACCAAGCCGAAACAAGCATCAGCTTTCTATCGAGCTTAACTCCGCCGAATATACTATCCTTCGGCATCTTCTCAATCTCATCTGCCGCTTGATTCGTCTTATCTATCACTTGCTGAACATGATCCCGACCATGCGTGGTGAACGTCCACAAGAACGGCCTATTATCCGCATTGGCAACCTTGTTGGCCTTCCCATAATGACCCTGACCAATATGATTGCAAGTCGAAAGCGTCTTGTTCACCTCGCCATGAGACATACCGTTGACCTTCGGCGGCTTCCACCCGCCAACATACCCTCTCGAATCAGGCTTCATGCTCCCCTTCTGATTACCACCAGACCTCAGAGCATTTTGGATATTGACTCCTTCTCCCTGTAGGGCTTTCACCAATTCGGGAGGCGACATCTCAGACGCGCCATTGATCCCCATCCCAATCGCAATACCATACAACTTGCTCATGTGAGAATCAAAATTCCTTGAATCTAACCTTCTCTGTCTCCTCTTCCTGTATTCCTCGACTATATCCCTGTCTACTTCTTTTCCAAGGCGCTTATCACGCCTCTCACGATACCGCTGAACAGCATCATTCATGTCGCCCCTCAGCTCCTTTATTATATCATTTTTCGCCTCATTCTGTCAACCTTTTTGACAACATTGGCTATCCTCTGACATACTTCTTTGAACTATCAAACACCGATGTCAGGTCTGTTTGTTGAACCCATGATCCATTTACTTTCTTATATGCCTTTGATGCCGAAACCCAAACCCCATTGTTCTTGAACAACAGCTTTTTTGTTTGTACACTTCCGCCGATTGATACGGCGATTACTGTGTCTCCAACGGTCGTGAAGGTATAGGTATAATGATCGGTCCCCGCCCCTGTCGAATAGGTCACATCAAAAGAGATGCCTAAGACCAATCCTCCATAATACCCAACAAAATGCCTCACAGTCAGGCTATCCAAATCCGATCTCGAAACACTCCCTGACGGTTCCAAGGTTATCGTGCTGTTCGATGTACTTGGAAAATCCACAACCGCACTTACAGCAGAACTCCCATTATAGATCGCACATTGAGATACATAGGTCGAACTGATCGTTGAACTCTCACGGTGTCCATAACACCTCACTTCGATATTCTCTATCGTGGCATTTGAAGGTATTCCAGAGAAATCAAACGAATACTCGGCATATCCTGTTGAAGACTGTGAAGCATACATATTCGAGGACGTTCCCGAACTAGACGGTGACTCCGCACTATGCCCGACAGCATATTGAGCATAAGATGATCCACTTTGAACTCCACTTGTCGTGACACTCTCAGGTGTAGCCGTAACATCTTGCTCTGTTCCATGGGCGACAAGAGAACTCGTTATATCGACTCCATCCTGTGTAGCCGTCACAGCCTCACTCTTATCTGTTGGAGTTATCGTAACCGTGAACTCAACGCCCTCATATGTGTTTGTTGATCCACTTGGAGAAATGGTTCCATTTCCACTCAGCGTAGTGGTAACTGTACACGGGTCTGGTACTGTATAATCGACCTCAATCTCCGCACCATAGATATAAAAAGATGCCGCCGTGTTTCTCGAACTCCGGCGACAATTGATACGGATTCCAAAATCATCACCATCAGCTTTGAACGTGTCGAAATCCTGTGTGACCGAAAAAGTCTTTACAGAAACAGTTGTCGTGATAGCATCACAATACGCATTGCTATACGTTGAAGTTCCCCTACAAATAACCGGCCTGTAAGAAGATGAGGTTGATCCTCCCGACTCATTCGCCTTTAACTTGATCGAAAATGAATTGATTACTGCACCCGAAGGGATATCATCGAAATTGAACCCTCTCAGATAGATATACCTATTCGATGTTGAAGCATTTGTATTGCTAACGGTCGCATAGTTTGTGCTGTCTGTATTCGTAAAGGCATTATCCTGATTTGATACAGACAGATACGATGCCCCCGCCGCATTATACAAGATACTAGGAACGAGCCTTATAGTCGCCATTTCTTATCACCCTGTCGTTTGCAAATAAATATCTCCATCCTCACCAAGAGAAGAAGAAGGTGCAGAACTCCCTGTGTAGTACGTTATGACTTCTTCCTCATCGATGAACTTTGCTGTTCCTCCGCCTTGCTTTGGCAGATTCACAGCCGGAACGCCAGAATAGACGGCACCCCATAGTGAGATTGTTTGTGCCATAACTCCACCTCCTTCAAGAGATGGACAATACCTTCGTGGTGCTGTCTTGAGTTATCGAAGGAATCTGCGCCGATCCCGCCACATTGAAGATGGTTTTTCCGGCGACAATATTCTCAGACTTCAACTCACTACTTCCGACAATCGTCTGCTTTCCGGTCAGATATGTTCCCGCAGCAATCTCCTGATTGCTCGTGCCGGGCGTAATGGTAGCCGCCGCCTTTGTCGTTACCGATGCCGTCAACGATACAGACGAACTTCCGGCTGTTCCGGCAGATACATAGCCGGGACTCACATTCGGCGTGACCGACACACTCTTTGTCAGCGTCAGCGTGTTCGTTCCTGCGTTGACCGAAGCCGATGTTCCACTTATCGAACTAGGTGCCGTGGCTGATCCACTTGCGACAGACTTTGAGGCGGATGCCGCATAGAATCCCGCAGGTGCCGTCACAGTCGCACCACTCACGGTCATATCGCTCGAATCATTCTCGCTCGCATTTCCAGT